TGGAGGGATCAGCAGATAAGGTAAAGGCTGTGGTGCTGCCGTCACCAGAAAATTCGTTTAAGGATACGTTGGTTGCACCAGAGCCGCCTATGTCTCCCCAACTGTCGGTGTATCCTTCAAACGCACCTGTTGTCGTATTGTATCGGAAAGCTCCTGCGACACCTGTTGGTCTGTTTCCTGTAGTCCCAGATGGGACATAAAAAGCCTGTGCGCCAAAAGCCGCTGCCGTAATATCGACAACTGCCGCACCTGACCCTGCTCCGTCAAGATACACAATCCTTTTTGTGCCGTTGAGGATAGTAATCGTAGCACCCGATCCCTGCTTAATAATAATAGACTGACCACCGCTGGTCGCATTCTCAATGATCTGTACTCGCTTGAGGGTATTTGGAGCGATTGTGATAGTACAAGCAGAATCTAACGTGCCTGTATACTGAAGATGTAAAGCTCTAGCAGGATCTGTAGCTCCATCTGCTACTGTGCTGGTGTGAGTATCAGCGTTGGTGGTTATAGCTTCTGTGCCTACACCTAACGCTTCACCAATAAGCTCAAGCGAGGTGTTGGTGCTAGTACCCCAATCAGCATCTCCGTTAGCTGGTTCTGCTACTCTAAGATTGTTTACGTATGTTGATGCCATAATTTATGCCGCTATGTCCGTCCAATTTGGTGTTTGTGTGGTTGATATAGCTTGGTAGTTAGGTGTTTGGCTAGGATCTACCTCAGACCATATACTTACAGAACTGACTGCTGACGTACCCGCTACACCTGTAACACCTAATGATATACCTCCACCAGCCGTTTCTGTAGTGTTACCAACCGTAGCACTGGCTGAAACCCCAGTAACATTTATCCCTGTTTCGTCTGTAGCAGTAACGCTACCTAATGCGCTAGTTAATCCGGTAAACGCTACGTCTTGGTTATAACCGCCTTCGTTATAACCTTGAGTTATACTGTTATATCCCTCAAAGACTATGTTTACATTAGACATTAGGCAATCCTAATTATCGCGCTACTTGCGTCTGCGGTTGGAAAGGTTATTGTAAAATCCCCAGAACTAGTTGTTTTATCAGTACCAAAGTCTAATACTGCCACTGCCCTGTTTGCAGAACCCGCTGCGGTTGAAGAATTGTATATAAGTGCGCCTCTGGCCGTTATACTAGAACTACTCCACGTAGTATCTGCAAAATCTACCAATGCCGTGGTACTTGAGGTTGTAGGTGTTACATTTGTTAGCGTATTGCCCCCTGCTGAATACCCGGTTCCAGATGCTTGATTGCTGTCAGCGTAAGCAGTCGTACCCGCCCCAAGACTAGCACTGCTAGTAAACAAAGCTATTTTAAAAGTATTGCCCGAACCAGTAGAAGTAGTGGTGCCTCCACCAGAACCATTAGTAAAATTATGTATACCCTGTAGTATCTCTTGTTTGAACGATGTACATAATGCTTGCGATATAGCCATTATAGTTTCCTCAGTGTTTCAGCCACATCAACGTGGCCTTGCTTCTTAAATTCATTATAGAGTGTAGTTCTATCACTTTTAACAGCTTGATTCAAAGCATGTACAATGACGTAGAACATCCTTTCTCTAAACGCTTCTGCCTGTTGTCTTAGTACAGGGTCAGCACTATCTGCAATGTTTATAATCTTAGCCACAGCGTTTGCCGCTAACTCTTCAGGGGTGTGCCCTCTCTCGTTAGTAGTTTGTACTTCAAACCCTCCTACAGAGGCCGTTACTTCTACATCAAACATACTAACCTACACCCATCCTATATTGACCAGAACGATAAGCGTCTTCTCGTAACTTGTTGTCCCCAAGGGCACCCAGTAAAGTAATCGCTTCCATGTACATTTTTTGATAGAGAGCGACCATATCAGCTTCACCTTTCATAAAACGTATGGCTTCTACTAAGGCTCCGTTTAACAATGCGCTATCAAAGTCATCCCCTAACCAAGATGTACTGGCGGTGACTATTGATTCTGGGTAATAACCGTAGTGAAACTCCACCTCAAATGCTGCATTAGGAGTCGGGCCGATAATTAAAGACTCATCTGTAAAAAACGCATAATGTTTGGGTACCCCCGTTGTAGCTGGGTTGGGATAAGCTTCCCGCATAAAATTAACGTCTTTGTTTAAGAGATAGATATACTCACTTGAACTTATAATAGCTAAAGAATACGACCACAAAAAATCAGTGGGTAAGGTCAGGTATTTGTTCCCACTACTCATATTACCTGTCTGGTTTTTACGTAGAGCAGGAAACTGAACAGTGTTATATATCTTCTGCTCCGCTTGTTCAGTAAACAACTTTAACTGATCGTCCGTAAAAGTAGTTTCACATATGTCCTGAATATTTGTCTTTAGCTCGGTATAGTTCATAAGTTATGCCATCGGGCCTCTTGCATACAAACCTTTAGTAGCTGCTCCTGTGCCGCGTATCTTCACGCCTTTAGAGTTAGCCGCTTTTTTCTTAGCTTTCTTTTTCTTTTTTGGTTCATCAAATAGCATAATTATACCTCTATGTCGTTACCGTGACAGAACCTACACTTGTGGTTCCTACCAAATCATTGTCCGTTAAGTCAAAAGGGTTATTACCGTTACCCACAGGATTCCAACCCCATTGTATCTTCCTACTACTCTCTCGACCTGCAAAATCTGGTCTTGGGTCTCGCAAAGCTTGCGGATCATCTACCGGAAACTCTCCCAACCTAAGTTGCGGTTGGTCTGGATTCCAACATTCAGGACACGCTTTTATGTTTGTATCTCGACCCTTTACTATAAGATTTTTTAGTTCTTTTAGTTTATACCGAAATCCGCAAACGTCACACTCTGCTACCGCTATTTTTGCAGAAGCATACCTAGCCACTATATAACCCCTATGCGCGGTACATAGTAATCAGAAGTCTTTTCTCTATCCTCTGCGGCTGCGAGGGCAAATGCTTCCTCGTACACCGTTTTCAACATAGGCACTCTATCCATTAGTTCAGGTACTTTTAAAGCGATGTTGTAAGCTAACCCTGCTACCAGACAAGGTAGAAACCTGTAGTTCATGTCTGCCGTTTGTACCCCACTACCTGCATCTTGGATACGCCTAATACGCCAATAAGCTATGATGTAAGTATCGTTTTTGTCTGGGACGGGCCATAGGTTTAGCACAGGCGCATCTCTCTGCCTGTCTATCCACATCTGTATGGGTCTACCCTCAGTTAGTTTGTTGGGTATGGACGCAAATGTACTTACTCCTATCCTGTTTAGTGTAAGGTCAGATTGCGTAGAGGTATTACCAGAATTAGTCCTGATAACCTGTTCAATAAGATCAATGGTATCTGCAGGTAACGTATACTGAGAAGAACCTTTGGTTAAGGTTACAGTGCCTTCTTCTATCGTCCACAAATTAATTCCACGGTTCTGCCATTCTATTGTCATCAAGTTCATGGATCTACGAGCCGTACGTAAATCGTACCCAGAACGCATTTCTCGCCCAGCCCGTTCCCACGCCTCTTCAGCGATCTCTGTAAAATCCATGTCAAACGCTGTAGTACCTGATGTTGTCATAGCTATTTACCTTTTAAATAAGCAACCGATTCTTCGACTAAATCTATCTTAGCCTTTCTGCGATCTAACTCTAAGCCGTGAAACCGCATCTCTTCTTCTATCTCAACCTTAGTCATGCTGCTAAGATCAGATTTAGAAGGTAGCTTTACTGCTGGTTTAGCTTTAGGCTTGGCTTTAGGCTTTGCTTCTACTTTGGTTTCAGGTTGTAACTCCTGCAACTTTGCTTTCGCTTGTCCTTCATCCATGAGATCGTACACAGTAATATCATAGGTACCGTCCTCATTTTTAGTGCCTATCTGGTATACAGGCAATCCTGTATCAGAAAACACGCCATTCTGGAACACCTCAAGTTTTTTCATAAGTATTACCTCATTTTACAGGGACGAACCCCTCTTTGAGCGATACCTGCACCGCGTACTTTTTTCTTAGCTTTAGGCTTTGCCTTTACTAAGTCTCCTGTTTTAAATGGTTTTTTAACCGCACCGCCTTTCATCATACCCCTACGAGTTTTACCTTTTTGTTTATTTAGGTAATCTCGCAAACTCATTCCTGATGCTTCTAGCTCTTCTTTGGTTACAGCGGCTTTTTCGTCACCTCTAACATTAGTAAAAGTATCAAGTCCTTTTCTTTTAGCCTCTGCAACACTCCTAGCAGTGCCTTTTCTTAACGAATCAGCCGCAGACTCAACCGTGGGAGGTTTTTCTACTTTAGTAGCTTCTCGTGCGGTTTTTCGTAGTTTGTCTCTTTTAAGAAACCGTTTAGTGCCTTTATCATCTGTTATTCTGGTCCTACCTACTGGCCCACTACGATCCGCATCCTGTCTGCGTTCTTCTACGGTCTTCTTTTTTACTTTAGGTTTGGGTGGAGGCGCAGTGGGTTTTCTTGTGTTCTCGGTTTTCTTTGCCACAGGTTTTTTATCTTCAGATTCTTTGTTTCCCCCACGAGTTGCTGCTACCCCAGCGGCACCAGCGGCAGCAGTACCTGCGGCCCCTGCTCCAAATCTTTTTGCGCCTCGTTTTACAGCGGCTGCTTCATTAGCCGCTCGTCTCTCAGCTTGTTTCTTTTTAGAAACTTTTGTCTTTCTTTTAGGTTTTGTATCCGCAAGCGGCCCTTCAGCCTTTTCTTTTTTAGTAAGATTTGCTCTACGCTTACCAAGTTTTTTAAGTCCTTTTTTCGCTAGTGCTGCGGCACCTCTGGCTATTAATGGAATTGCCATATTTAACTACTCCCTACATACAAAGTTTTCTTTCTGCGGTTAGGCATAATCGCCTTGCCACACCCTTTATGGTATCTACGTTTCCTAGCTAGACCACCTACGTTAAGTTTTACTTCCGCTGCTTTTGTATTTTTCACAACAGTCTTCCCCTTACTTCCCTCTCGTTTCTTTTTCTTAGCGGTAGTGGCTCTTTGTTTACGTGATAAGCTATTTGCTTTACTGCGTGGCAGACACCGATCAGGATTCTTCTTATCTTTAGAAGTACCGCACTTACCCTTCACTTTACCGTCAGTGCCTATACGTACCCAATCTTGGTCACGCCATTTCTTTAGCTCGCCCATCTACTTACTCTTTGATTTCTTACCATAGTTAGGGTCTTTACAATACTTACTTGCTGCCATATTTGCATACGCAGAAGGGTAAGTATCAAACGTACGTTTTGCCCAAGCTTTACCTTTAGAGCAAATCTTACCTCCACTTTTGTAGTATCTTCGCATATTAAGAACCTTTCATCTTAACCATTTTAGCGGGTCTAAACCCTTTACTAGCAATTCGAACGCCACGTACTTTACCTTTACGCTTGCCGCCCGCTGCGCCACCTTTTGAGTAGCCCTTCTTTTTCATGGGGCCACCCATAGCGTAACCTTTCTTTTTCTTAGCTATACCACCGCCAGCCATGCCTTTTTTCTTGGTCATACCACCATTAGCCATGCCTTTTTTCTTGGTCATACCGCCGTTAGCCATGCCTTTCTTTTTCACTTTACCTCCCGTGTTAAGAACACCTCTGCCTTTTAAAATATCTTTTTGAGTTACTTTGCCATCCCCAGTTAAATCAGGAAACTTCTTCGCCATCTCCGTCCTCGCTATATAAGTTGTTAAATACTCTTGCCGTGTCCCAAACATACTCTACATCTTCTTTAGAATTATAAATATGTTGGTTGGGTCTAAAGTCTGGTGCGCCCTCCCCTGTCTCGAACCAAGCAGGATGAGTCACACGAACTCTATTATTTGGTAGCGCAACAATGTTACCTGTGTATTCTCCTGCATCTAGCAGTTCTAACACATGGCTTTGTTTGTGTTGAGCAGGGTCATCTGCTATCTCACTATCAGTATAATCAACGGTGAAATAGTATTTTGCGGGGTAGAACTCGCCATCTACTTTAGCTATCCAAGGTGCAGGAGTGGCTCTATTTATCTTGTAGACTGCATGTTCGTGAGACATACAATCCCAAGGCTGTGCGGCCCAAACAGGTAACTCTGTAGGCCACTCTTCCAAAGGTGTGTCTCCAACTAGTGCTGTTATCGGCATCCTTGCCCACATAGCTCCACCATGTACGTTTGGTTCATCAGTGTCATCAGACTCGCACCCGGTAAATATAACCTGAAAACTAAGGCATCTATTAGGCATACTCGTAACAGCAACGACCATAGCGTGTAAGAACTCACCATGATACATATCCATGTTCTTTGTATATTCCCTGCGTACCCAAGCTTTGAAATAGGGTATATTTGATTGTAAAAAAGCCATTTAGCATCTCCATCTTCTACGTGCCTGTCTCAACCTAGAATTAGGATCTTTTGCTGCTTTTGGAAATTGTTTCATCTGCCCTGCGGAACGAGCGCAATAAGACTTACGCCTAGACGCTCTTTTGCCCGTGGGCTTCTTTTCCGTTACTGCGGTCTGCAATTTACTGCCGGGATTGTTTTTTCGGTATTTAGCAACGCCTTTTGCTGTCATGCCAGCACCCGATTTAGTGGGGCGTTTATCCCCACTTTTAATCGACATGCCTTTCATGCCTTTACCTTTTACCCTACCACCTTTTTTGTAATAGGCTCTCACAACACTTACCCAAACTTCTTACGTAAGTACATGATTACGGTGTAGGTATCTGCGCTACTATGCCCAACAGTGGTAAAATTAACGTCCCCTGTTTTTCCTGACCCAGAGTTATTTGTAAGCCCACCAAACAAGGTATAGTCGTGATACCCGCTTTGATTTTCTCCAAGTTCAATACAAAATAGGTCTGTAGAAGCATCCCATAATATCTGAACTTTCATGCCTACGCACTGCCACCAAATACGTTCTATGACCACATCAGTACAAGCTGCTCCATTTTGATTAGCTTCTAATGCGCTAACGTCTACTTTAGTGACCGCACTTTCACCTGTGCCATCAGAAACATTAGTAAATTTTAAAACTGCGTGTATTGGCCCATCTACAATAGTTTGTGAAGCGACTGTATCAGCCATGTCTACCCCCTATTAAGATGCGTCAGAGGAACCACTGATTCCAAAGAACTTCAATACGACAACAGTATCACCACCGGGGTCGCCTGACACAACAATTTCTACTTCGTCAGCAGTTTCTGTTGCTGCACTTGTAGTACCACCAGACATACCTAAAACACCGTTACAAGGGAAAAACCCTTTAAAACCTGTGCTGTTTACAGCGGCAGATATACCATCTACGAAACCATCTGTATCAGCATCTGTGCCAATATCGACTAGGTTTACTGCGTTAGCTGCGGCTGTAGTCACAGCAACAACAACTCCCATTGGGATAAAGTTAGAAGGCATACCGATTGCAGACTCTTTACCAGTAGTAGCACCGTCAGCAACAGTGATAGTAGCGGTATAAGACTCTAATGACATTGTATTAGTTACATCCCCAGTTGATGAACTTTTTACAATAGATTGAAACCCATTTTCTGAACGAACTGGGCCTTTAAATGTAGTATTAGCCATTTTTATCTCCTGTCTTGGCTAGCGTCAGCTTTCGCTGTCAGGATTAAATAAAAGGGGGTTTTTACACCCCCTAGTATTATGCTCCGGGTGAACCGAAAATGCCAAGCGGATCTGATACTCCAAATGAATATCTTTCCCTCGCTTTATAACGGCTGTTACCCGTATCAAAGTCAGCGTCCATAGACGTTGCCATCGGAGTTCGCACAAAGTGCTTGAGTCCATTGGGTATATCAGTCATTAAGAACCACGCATCTGTATCTGTCAGATAGTGATTAACTGAATATCCACCCGGTATAGACCCATTGTTCCGAATAGCATTTAAGTCATTATCGGCTGTTCCTGTCCTTCCTTCAGTTTCTAACAATCTTGTTGCTACGAACTGTAGGTCAGAAGGAATGATAAGTTTAGTTGGCCTAGAGGCTATCAACAAACCACGCTCATCTGTCCAGCCAGATATTTGAATGACAGCGGCTTCCAAAGAAGTCTCATTCAAGTCTGCGCCAGTAGCAGGGCGATTTGAGTTAGTGCCACCAGAAACTAATGGGTGTGCGGTAGAACATAAAGTTTGTCCGTCCCCATAAGTTGTACCAGCAGAAAAGGCGTTGTTGAGTATAGCTGCACCTTTAACCTGCTTAGTGTAGGCCATTGCACGAGCCAGTGCCTTGGTGTATCTAGCGGAGAGGGAGTCGTAAAGGTTGTCCTCTATAGCTTCCTCCGTCACTGAGAAACCCATCGCAATGGTTTCGTGTGTATACCTAGCTGTGAAAGTTTCTTGAGCATTGTCGTATTCGATGGCAGAGCCTTCGTCTTTAACAGGTGCCGCAGAAAAACCCGACAGTTTGGTTTCTTCTTCAAATGAACGATCAGAAGATTCTGTTTCAAAAATCTCTGCGTGCTCATCTGTGTATTTAGCGTACTCCAATCCGAACAAAGCGTTCAATCCGGGTAGGAGTTCCTTCAGTAATTGGGCGCGTGATATTGCCATGTTACGCTACTCCTATATTCCGGTTAGATTATTGAAGGCATGTCCAGCGTTCCACTTGACAAGAGCCTCCGTGAAGCCACCCGAAGAGTTTTTAGTCTCTTGCACGAGATCAACAATGCGGAAGGGTAGCGAGTTAGTTGTTGCAGAAGTATCAGATATAGCACTCTTAGAATTACCAGTAATGGTGCTGCCAGTGTTATCCACACCAGCTACATTAGCGCCTATATCAGTAATTGCCAGATCGCCAATCGTTGTACCAGAAGATACGACTGCTGCTTTGAACAGTACATCTGTGGCATCTACAACGTAAGCTTGTATATCAGACGCTGCCGTACTAGCAGGGTAAAACTGCTTGAACGTAGGCTGACTTGTGCCGGGGTCAGTAAATGAACACCCTAAGAAGACACCGATAGGTGTCATGGCAGCATCAAACGTGTCACGTTCGACAGTGCCTCCGGTAACGAGTTTGACAGCGTCCCCATAAAAAATATTAGTACCGTAACCACTAGCAATAGAATAAAGCCGAGTAGTACCAACAAAAGGAACACCGCTTAACAGTTTTACCGGAATTAGCCCATAAGGGCTACCAACAGTGGGATAAGCCATTGCTTATACACTCCTATAGTTAAGTTCCGTTTCCGAAAGTAACTTTCGTTTTTCTATCATTAAAGATAGGCATACGGGCGTCACTTTCTCTCATAAGGTTGTTGTCCACTGACTGCATTTGGGATTTAGTTTGAGTCTCGTAATATTCAGTACGTTCCTCTACTAATTCTTTTGGTGCTTTGCAGAGCATTAAGCCGCCCATTACTACATTGTCGGAAAATTTTTCATTTTCTACGCTGACTAACGTAATTTCTGGGTGATCCGATGCTTTCACTGGTTCCCAACCTTCTCGTAATTTAGAGGAAACATTTGTGGCATCAGTTGTACCACGGGAGGCTACTCGTATCCAACGGTAAGCGTAACCGTCTTCAGGCGTGGGAGAAGGTAAGACTTCTGGTCGCTGCCAATGCTTTTTACGAGTTGTTTTTTCTCTCGTTTCTAACTGCCGATCTAATCTATTCTCAGCCATTATTGTTCCTCATATCTAATGCCAACTGTTTGGCGTATTGTGCAGGTGTAAGTCCTAATCGTTTTGACAAAGAAATCTGTGTTTGCGTCAACCTAATTTTCTTAGGTGCTGTGCTCCGCGTTGCGGGTGCAACCACATTACTTGCTTTTTGTTTAGGTGTACTTACCTCCCGTTCATTGGTCTCCTCGAATAATTCGGGAAACTTCTCTTGCATACGAGAATTTATCTTCTCGTAGTATTCGTCACTATCTGGAGATACCCTCTCCACTTCTGTGATATGTCTATGTAGACCTAATGCAAAGGCCGTCTCTGGTTCGTGGCTACCGTGCCCAAACCAAGTATTTTGTTTTCTCCACTCTGCTGCCTTTGGATCTGGCGCAGGTCTATTCGTAGGCTGTTCTTGTACATTAGAGGTATTTTGTACTACTTCTGGAGAGTCTTCAAGAGTAATTAAACGATCTGCTTTTAATTTTGCGTTAGTAAATCGTTCTTGGGCACTTAAAAGAGCTTCTGTATCACCTGATTCATGTGCTGCTTTAAATGCTTCTTTTGCTTGTGATAGCTCTCCATCAACGCTGTGCCTAGCTTGTTTAAGTAAGGTTTCTTGATTTTTCCCAACGGTATCTTTAAGTGCTTCATTTTCAGCCAGTACGTTCCGCATTGCTTGCTCAAGTTCATCACGTTCTCTTTGAGCCGTTTCTTTTTCCCTTCGCTCATCGTGATAGCCTTTACTAAAGTGTCGTATTCTATTACGTACTTTATCTGAATAGTTTTCCAACTCTTCTTCAGTGACATCTTCAGGTGGTTCAGACGGGGTACGATTCCGGTCTTTTTTGGGAGTGTCATCTATTATTTCCAATTCAGGTTCAGGTTCAGGTTCAGGTTCAGGTTCAGGTTCAA